TTCAAGACAGCACTTGAGACAGTACTGCCAGGTCAGTCTAATCAATTGTTAAGAACTTACATCTACTGCATTTCTTATGTTACAAGTTTTGTTAAAAGTTCAAATTCAGGTGCTGGAAATTTTGTAGGTTACAATAACAACTTAGGTTTGTTATCACTTGAAAATAATTTCCAACCAAGAGCTAACAAATATTTCAAGAAAGAATTTTGTTGTGTAAATGTTAAGAGTGTTGGAAAGACTCAGTCTATGCCAATTGTATCATTTGCGACCCTTGAAGATTATATAAAATTCATGGGAGATAGTTTGGCTAATAGAGCACCTCAAATTGAAAAAATTGGGTTGGACAAATATTACGCTTGTTATTGGCCAAAAGATAATGTTTCAGAATCTTACTTCGACACAAACCGTGGAGAATTTGAAACACTTATAAAAACTATGGAAGATGCTATCAAGTCAGCGGTTGCAGTTAAACTTGTAACAGAATCAACTGCAGATGCCTTGGATGAAACAAATAATAGACAAAGTGGAAGTACACCAGGAGTAACACCAACGCCTACTCCATTATACCCGAATCCTGGTCAAGTATGTCCACCACCATATGTAAATTCATTCGCACCTGCTGTTGGATATACAGGCACACAAATGGTTATAAATGGAAGAAATTTAGATACCGCAACAAAAGTATTCTTCAAAGAAGGAAATACGGAGTATCAAGTTGAGGAAAGATACGTGACTATAATAAACCCACAGACATTGAGAATAGTTGTACCAGTTATGGGACAAGGAACTACTGTAAAAAATACAACCGTGAAAGTACAAACATCTTATGGTTCATTTACAACCGTGGCACAATTCAAATACGACCCAGCAGCTCCTGTTGGCTCATCACCTGGCTCTGTAGTTAATGGTGCCTCAGGTGTGGGTTCAACTTCGAATGTTAATACTAACCCTACAACCCCAGCCTTGAAAGAAACACAAAGAACAACAGCAACTAATGGAACCACAGATTTACTCAAAGTGGAAGTTGCACAAAATGTGGGAGTATGGTCAATTAAACCAACACAAACATTGACTTATACATCATATAAGATTGAGGCAGGCCCAAACAACACTATTGTTAGAAGTCAATTGGCACAAGGCACCCAAAGTTTGAATAATTTCTTGTCCAACAACAATCAGACCTTCTCAATAAATAAAACTCAAGTCGATGTTATATTCAAGGGGCTTATACCTGAACAATTCAGGTCAAACTCTGAAGTTGACTATCAAATACAAATTACAGGAATACCAGCTGATAGAACTGCAAACCCACAAGACCAAATGTTATCCTTTAATGGAAAAATGGTTTATGGAACAAGTGCAACACAAGGACCAACACCGCAAATACCAAACCCAAATCCACCACATCCTGCTAATTTAATTTTAGTTACCGAGACAAATGAAAACTTCTATCCTATTCAGAACGCATTTCAAGGAGGAGGACGTAACAACTACGCTATCAAAAAATCAACTGGAGGTTATTACGTTTATAGATTTGAACTTTCAAAAGAATTCACAATTTCAAGAAAGGATGAACCTGAATTATATAAAGTTCCAGAAATGGATAAACAAAGTATCAGAGTTGTAACAAGTCCTGATACAGGTTATCAAAATGAGATTATTTTCAATGGAAAGGGTGAATATCAACTATCAGTTACATATAAGGTTACCGAAAGACCTGATTCAACCTATACTGCAACATCAGGTAAATTATTTTTATAACTAACAGTATATTTATTAAGAAAGTATTTTTATGAATTTAAAATCAACGTTAGACAATTATCTTGGTAAATCAGTTAAATTTTCAGAAGAAGATTTAGGTGATGGTACTAAGCAAGTTTGTGATTTGGAAACAGGTGACTGCTATGTAGTGAGAGAAAGAGACGGTCTTATTGAAAGAGCTGGTCACATGCAAACAGCAAACAGAAAAGTAAGGGTTGAAACCGCGAGAGGTATAAAACAATTACTAAACGACTAATAACATGAGTTTGGACAAGAAAATTTTAAGCGAGATTGAACGTTATAATCAAATCAACAAGTATATAACAGAGCAAGCAGTTCCACCCCCACCGCCAGCAGATGCTGCGGCAGGAGCGGTTCCACCACCCCCACCAGCTCCAGGAGGAGCGGTACCACCCCCACCAGGAGGTGAGATACCAGGTGCAGTACCTCAACCTATTGATGTAGAAAACGACCCCGATGTTGAAAAAATCGACGACGAGGGTAAGTCTGAAGAAGAAGGTGGAGGAGAGTCAGGTAAAGAAGAGCTTGACGTAACAGAACTTGTTGACTCTCAAAAAAATATTGAGACAAAGCAAGAGGAGTATTTCAACAACTTATTTAGTCAACTTAATAATTTGGAATCTAAATTAAAAGATATGGATTCTTTAATGAACAAGTTGAACTCACTTGAAATGAAAATTGAGAAGTATAGAGAGAAGACTCCACAAGAGAAACTTGAACTCAGAACTTACGATTCATATCCTTTCAATCAAAAGTTATCTGACTTTTTTGAAGACAAGAAAGAAGATATGGAAAAGACAGGAAAAAATGATTATGTTTTAACTTCAGATGATGTAACAAATTTAAATGTTAACGACATCAAAAACTCTTTCCAACCAGGAAAGGTAGACAGTTACGACAACGAATTTAAAAGATAAAAAATAAAGGGACTTCAAAAGTCCCTTTTTAATTTGACTAATAGGGTAAACCCAATTATATTTAATAAACAATTAAAACTTAAAAAAATGAGTAATGTATTAGACGCCGTATTGGCACAGTATGAAAAAAATCAGATGGGCGGGGCCCAATCCAAAATGTCGCAAGACGAAAGAATGAAAAAGTATTTCGCTTTAATCCTTGGGGATAAAGAGAAATCAGGTCAGAGAAGAGTAAGAATTCTCCCAACACAAGATGGTTCCTCACCATTCAAAGAGGCTTGGTACCACGAAATCCAAGTAGGTGGTCAGTGGCAGAAATTCTACGACCCAGGAAAGAACGACAACGAGCGTTCACCACTTAATGAAGTTTACGAAGAATTGATGAGTACAGGTAAAGATTCCGACAAGGAACTTGCTAAACAGTACAAATCACGTAAGTTCTACATCGTGAAAGTTATCGACCGTGATAACGAGCAGGACGGACCAAAGTTCTGGCGTTTCAAACACAACTATAAGAACGAGGGTATCCTCGACAAAATTATTCCGATTTGGAGAAACAAAGGTGATATCACTGACGCTGAAAATGGTCGTGACCTTATCATCGAACTTGCAAAGTCAAAGACTCCAAAAGGAAAAGAGTACACAACAGTATCAGCAATCATGTATGATGACCCAACACCTGTGTCTGCAGAGAAAGCTCAGGCTAAAGAGTGGGTTAACGATGAGTTGACTTGGTTGGATGTTTACAGTAAAAAACCCGTAGAATACCTTGAAGCGATTGCAAGAGGTGAAACACCAAAGTGGGATAACGACAAAGGTGGATATGTTTACGGTGACTCTACTGTATCAGAGGAATCATATGGTGGAAGTAAAAAATCATCTCCCGCGAAAATGGTTGACCCTCAAGCAGACGCTGACGTTGATGGTGACTTACCATTCTAATTAATAACAAACAAAGGGCGGTTAATAGCCGCCCTTAATTTATTTATATGGCAATCAAAAAGAACGATTTTAGTAATTTAAAAAAGAAGTATTCTACTTCTGCAAAATATAAACCACAGAGGTTTTTGGATTTGGGTCCTGACTTCTTAGATGCGGTAGGTCTTCCTGGTCCTGCAATTGGACATATTAATATGTTCCTTGGGCACTCTGATACAGGTAAGACAACTGCTGCAATTAAAGCTGCGGTGGACGCTCAGAAAAAAGAGATTCTACCTGTCTTCATAATTACCGAACAGAAATGGAGTTTTGACCATGCCAAACTTATGGGGTTCCAATGTGATGAGGTTGTAGACAAAGAAACGGGTGAATTGGATTGGGATGGATTTTTCTTATTCAATAACAATTTCAGTTACATCGAACAAATCACAGATTACATTAACGAACTTTTAGATGCACAAGAGAAAGGTGAATTGAATTACAGTTTGTGTTTCATTTGGGATTCAGTTGGTTCTGTCCCTTGTAAAATGACCTTTGAAGGTAAAGGTGGTAAACAACACAATGCGTCTGTTCTATCAGACAAGATTGGTATGGGTATCAACCAAAGAATATCAGGTTCAAGAAAATCAGATAACGAATACGAGAATACACTTATCATTATCAACCAACCTTGGGTTGAACTTCCTGATAATCCATTTGGACAACCAAAGATTAAAGCTAAAGGTGGTGAATCAGTGTGGTTAAACTCATCATTGGTATTTTTATTTGGAAACCAAAAAGGGGCTGGCACAACAAAGATTACCGCAACTAAAGATAAGCGTTCTGTTAAGTTCGCAGTTAGAAGTAAGGTATCTGTTATGAAAAACCACATCAATGGTCTTGGATTTGATGATGGAAAGATTATCGTTACACCTCACGGATTTTTAGCAGGAAAAGATTCTACTGAAGAAAAAGCTTCGATAGAAAAGTATAAGAAAGAATATGCTGATTATTGGAAAGATATAATCGGAGCTGAAGGTGATTTTACACTTACAGAAGAAAAAGAAGATTGATTGTTCACCCTTAAAGAAACTATGTGACGAAGACATTGTTGGTGGATGGGGATAACCTATTCAAAATTGGATTTCACGGGGTTAAAGACCTGTTCAGTGACGGTTCACACATCGGTGGAGTATA